ATTCACAGAAGATTGCAAAGAGACCGAGAGCGCGTGGAGAACGTGTATCGAGCAAAACAATAAATAACAGAGTGGCACAGTCACGCATGGACAAAGCAATGTCACGTGCTATGCCACAACAAATGCACGGTAGAGGCAACTATTTCACGAGGCGTTGAGGTACGTTGATGACCGTGTGTTGAAGAAAATTCCCCGTGGCGCCTTCAGGGCCATTGGGAAAACCGTAGCCGGAGGAGTTGGTGAGTCAGTGGGACATGCCATATCCCAACTTTCCGGCCGCGGTGATTACACCATACAACGCAATTCCATCATGCAAGGAGTGGATGCGGATAATGGTGCAGGGAATATTAGTTTCGCACCGTCAGGTGCAGCCAGGATCAGGGTGCAAAAACGAGAATTCATCATGAATATCGTGTCACCAGCTAATCCTGCCGAATTCAGCCAAACACAGCTCCGTTTACAAGCTACGGATAAAGTGTCATTCCCATGGCTGGCCGGCATTGCAGAACATTTCACGGAGTGGGAACTCCATGGATGTGTGTTCACTTTTGAGTCAACAAGTAGCAACTATGCTGCAAACATGGCTCTGGGGACGATTGCAATGGCTACACAATACAATGCGAACGAGTTACCTTACAGTAACATGGAGCAGATACTGTCGGCGGCGTACAATAGCCGCAGTAATCCGTCTGAATCCATGATGCACGGCATCGAATGCGACCCAGCTCTGCAGGCTAGTGAACATCTGTTCACACGCAGATTTGGGGCTGCAGGCCCACCAAATCTATACGATCATGGTGTGCTTACCGTTGCAACTGAAGGTTTGCCGGCAGATCCAGGTACGATACTTGGTCGAGTGTTTGTCAATTACGACATTGAGCTCAACATACCAGTATTGCCAAATGGACATGTATTTGACGGCGATTCATTGATTTTGGCACAGTTTACTGGAAGTTCGACAACCGAGCCTCCACTGGGCAATGTGTCAACATTAGAGATGGTTTTACCCAATACTGGGCTAAAATTCGGCACAGGCCCAACATCGGGCGCAAACGTGCTGGGTTTGGCGAATTCCAACGGACCATTGGCAAGACCGCAGCTGCCACAAGAGCAGGCTGCAGATTTGGTCGCGTGGATGAGTGACTCATCAATCGATTCCAAACAGCAGTACCTGTCGTTCGCAAACGCAGGTATTTATGTTCTGGAATTGTATGTGTCAGGATTCCCGACAGTGGGCATGTTTGGTGTGTCAGCACTAACCTCAGGATGCACAGTAGCATCCGCCACAACCATGACTAAAGTGTATGGTTATGGTGGGCAGCGGCTTGAGCGTTATGAGATTACGTGTACTGCCACAGACCAGGCTCTATCATTGGATAGACTAACAGCTGATGAAACAGTAACATTTTCAGTTCTGACCGTATGCGGTCAGACTAAAGCAGCATGTTAGGCAACACTTCTGACCGTATGTGGTCAGGATACAAGAGGCGCACGGCTCCCTCAACATAAGCCACCCGAGGCGCAAGGCTCCCTCATAATAAGCCTACTGAGGCGCAGGGCTCCCTCATAATGAGCCCAGCAACGGTCCCACGAATGAAATGTCGATTATAAAGCTACCGACGTGGGTGAAAGATAGCGAGAAGTTTTTCTGTTTGTACTAAACGAACAGATGCGGGGACTGTAGCAAGGTTCTCGTACGCGTTAGCTGGCATGTGATGTCAGCATTTGCGTCAGAGTGTGCAACAGTGAAAAGTGTGAAAAGGGCAGATTGTATGTCCGATTATTATTACATAATTACTGGTCTCTGGCGAAGTTGCATTGTGATTAATTGAAACAGTGGAATACATTAACACGCATGCAGGATGATGTGTGGATTGGTTGGGAACGGGATTTGACCGTGATCTTTTGGGAGAGGGATCATTGGGCTTTGAGTGTCCTGGGATGTTGTTATCATCTCAATCAGTTCATACGGAATTGTATGTTAAAATGGTGTATTTCTGCTACGTCTGTGAGGTCAGGCGTAAATATACTCAAGAAATCATGTATGCAATAGAGTGCATTTACAGTGTGTTGGTCTTAGGATGCAGCATGCAGCGGTAGACGCCGCGATAATACTATAATGAGAAACGGTGACGGCATATGTTAGCGAGTTCAAATCACGGGCGTGGAGGTACTTCCACATTTTTGACCCCTCAGTGAGCCTTCGGGCAAGTCTGTAAATTATTTGTCTTATGTCGTGTAGTAGCCTGCTACAACTTCTATCTCAAGTCTACCTGCAAATGGGGCAGGGTTCTGTACAATCACAGGATAAATAGTCAACTTCGGTTGAAC